TTCAGTTCAGATGCTCATATAGGTGGTTTAATTTGTCGTAGCGAAGCCGAAACGTATCAGCTAATACTTTCCTTAGCTAACCGCAATATAATCAAGCCTAGCTATCCTAGCAATGGTACAGCAAGATTCTTGTCTGTAGTTACTTCAGCTACCATTATTCAAGATTGTGGAAACGACCACCTAGACATTTTTTCAGAACTATAATGCCAAATCCAAATTCAACATCAAGAAGAAAGGAGTTCAAAAACAGAGAACTTCCGATTGTGACCTCTATCATTAGCACATATAAACAAAAAAAGTTTAAGGTTGTAGATGGTATCGAATCGGTAATGATATACGAACCCAACTCCACATTCAGAATATTCGTTAGCAGAATCTCTCATGTGTTGCAAATGTATTATCTTGGTGAAGGGGAAGTGGCTAAAGAACTTTCTACCAGATATCTGGATTCGGTAGATAAAGTGCTGGAAGAAGAAGCTAAATTTAAAGCAGAATGGGGTTAAAACCCTGCTAGTTATGAAAGAGATATATAATCTGCGAACATAACTAAACACTTTTGGATATCACAACCTGGACAAACCAGAACTACACGAAACTTCTAGCATCAGCTAAGAATATTTCATACAACAACGATCTTTCCCACGAACTGCTCCACTATTCTCTGGAGCAGTTGTTGTTAAAGCCCAATATTCACGATATTATTAATAGTGGCGGGGCAGAATTCTACATAATTAGAATTATGCTCAATCAATGGAGATCAACCACATCACCCTTTTATAGAATATACCGTAAGAATGAATGTCAGATCGACTTGGATTCATACTTAAGTAGAAATGATGTTGCTGATGAGCCAGAATCAGACTCCCAGGATAGAACCGACGAGATTAAATCAGAGTTATGTAATCTACCTTGGTACGAAAGAAAGCTATTCGAATTATACAGTGAAGAAGGTTATACAATTTCAAGCTTGGCCAGGGAAACAGGAATCCCAAGAACGTCCCTCTCGCTCAGCATCAACAGAGTAAAAAAACACCTAAAAGAAAAACTAAAAACATGAGTAACACAATCCATTGGGGATTTGCTAACACCCCAGCAACCTACACAACAACAACGGACAAGTTCGAGGTAACTGTTTCTAAAATGAGAACAGCTATGAACATTCACCCAGATCACGAAATCATCATCTATAACCATGGAGCTAATCAACCAACTACTAATGACGCTAGCAATAGCAACAGCATCAGCAACACTTCTGATACTCCCACCGTATCAAAACGTACTAAAGCAACTAAACCTGTGGAGGAAACCGCTGAACTGCAGTCTGTGCCTACCATTTTGGGTGATGTTGACCCTGAGTCTCCTGTACTTTAATTACCCAATACCAGAATCTATAATATTTTCCTTGGTGGCTGCGGCAGTTGGGGACGAAGTTAATAAGATACAGAACAAGTTATGGTAAACGGAAAATGGAAATTAATGCTAGAGTATCTAGTAGAAGATAAAGAAGGTAACAGAAAGCTGATCTGGACCACGATGGATAATAAACAAGCCCTAATAGATCAAGGATATAAAATAATACCAAGATGACAGAAGAACTACAATTAGAATTAATAGAGTTGGGAAAGCGAATGTTCACTGGGACAAAAGCCAATTGGAACTCAGAGGAAATCGCCCAAATCTACACAATGTACAACAAGATTCATGGAACAAATGACCAAGATAATGGATGTGGATCTTGTAGACGAAGCCATATACACAGTTTAAGGAACATTTATATGGCCCTTGTTAACAACAAAAGCCTACAATAATTATGTTTGAACCAGGACAATCGGGAAACCCTAACGGAAGAAGAAAGGGGTCATTGAACAAAGACACTAAGAAGATCCGCGATGCCTTTCATATGTTGCTAGAAAACAATCTAGATAACATGACCATTTGGTTGGGTAAGATAGCAGAGAAGGATCCAGTTAAAGCCTCTGAGCTTATCTTAAAGCTATCAGAGTTTATTATTCCTAAGTTGGCTCGCCAAGAGATAGTAGGACAAGACGGTTCAGAGCCAGTAAAGATATCATTTAATTTTTCAACAGCATCAGATGAGCAAAGCCAAGAAAGCCCACAGGGCGAAGGTAGCGAAACGGAATCAACGGATTCAGAATGAGCAACGACAATTTGTTAACCTTGTCCAAAAGGTTAAGGAGGATAGAGAGGCTAAAGAAGCCTTTGCTGAGGTTAGTAACCCGACTAGGCCAAATGGTATGTCTCACTTCCTTCCATTAACCGGTGCAGAGACCCACGATCCATTTAACGATAGAGATGTTTGGATAGCTGGACCATCCGCAATAAGAGGCTATAGGGCTAAGGAAGGTTAAAGGGGTTAACATGGAGGTAACAAGCAACTTTATACCCTACCCCAAACAAATGGAGGTTATTAATGGCATCATAAACAGTGATGTCGTTCACCATGTGTTATGTAGTAGTAGACAGGTTGGTAAGACCATCATGGCAGAGAATCTGTTATTATACTACGCTATCAATTACCCAGATTCATATAACGTTCTAGTCAGCCCGGTGTTTAGTCAATCTAAGAAATCCTTTATGGATCTAGCTAAAGCCGCCGGTCCTAACAATCCACTTATAGCAACTTCGAATGCCTCAGAACTTATAATGACCTTTAAGAATGGTTCGGTTATCCGTATGGTGTCAGCAGAATCTGGACAGAACCTAAGAGGGTTTACCGTTAGTGGTCTACTAGTCCTAGATGAAGCAGCCTTCGTACCCGAAGATGTATGGACCACAATCCTTAGACCAACCACACTTATCCGGGGTAAGAAGGTGCTGTTCATTAGCACTCCCAACGGCACCAATTGGTTTAAGAAGATCTTTGATTGGGGTCTAGATCCCGAGTATAAAGATTGGAGCAGTTACAGAATAACCTCGTACGAGAACCCTTACCTAGACCTAGAGTCATTAGAGTTAGCCCGGAAGACGCTACCTGAGAAGACCTATCTACAGGAATACCTAGGTGTCTTTCTAGAAGGTGGAGGTTCGGTATTCAGTGGCTTTGCCCAGTGTGCCACCTTAGAATCCCTACAGACTAAACCAGAAGCTGGTCGTAGATACTTTGCAGGATTAGACTTGGCGGTGGCTAACGACTACACGGTGCTAAGTGTGTTTAACGACCAGGGAGTCTTAGTAGACTTCTACCGACAGAACAAGACATCCTGGGAAGAAATCATAGGTGAAGTAACCCAACGCATTAACCATTGGAAGTGCTACACCATAGTGGAGAAGAACTCGATTGGTTCGGTTGTCAGTGAGCAACTAGCCAAAGCCTGTCCGAACCTAATAGAAGCGTTTACAACAACTAACGCGTCCAAGAAAGATATTATCGAATCTTTGAAGCTATCGTTCGCTGACAAGTTAATACAGATCCCTAAAAAGGATGTTCTTAGTATCCTGCATATGGAGCTTAGCATCTTTGCCTACAAGATGTTGCCATCAGGACTTATTAGTTACTCTGCACCTTCGGGAGCAAGCGATGACTGCGTGCTTTCGTTAGCCTTTGCTAACCGGGCGTTAACCCAGGGCAAGAGTAAAGGAACCTATTCTGTCTACACCGGGGCTACGAGTAGGTTAAGCCCGGATAACAACCCACAGAACATTTATTCTTAAATCCTTCTGCAACTTTCATCTAATCCATATTTAACAACATAAACATAATCTAATAAGATGCCATTAGCAAATTCGGGACCAGTAAGATCGTATAAGGAAGTAATAAACTACTTCAACGACTTAGCCATGAGTCATATGGGCGTAGAACAGTTCTCGACCGGTATGATATCTGACATTGATGTACAGACCAACCTACAAACACCAACTAAGTATCCCTTAGTTTTCTTAGTCCACAGAGGTGGCACTATTGGAACTGGAGGCAAGACCACGTTTAGCTTTACCCTAATGGTTATGGACATTGCTAAGAACCAGGAGCCGCTAGAGGTTAACAGGTTAAGCGATTGCCATGACATCTTGCAAGATCTAATTAGCCGAATCCAATTAACCTCTTGGGACTCGGTAGAGATCGTGTTGGCTATGCCCGTGATCACCACACCATTCGTTGAACGATTTAACAACAACCTATCCGGTTGGGCAGCGGAGATTAACGTGATAGTTAAGTCACCATTAAACTTATGTGAGGCCGCTTTTAACTAATGGGAGATTTTCAAATAGACTTAACCCCGGCACTACAGCAAGCAGTTGCCATTATCCGGACTAGGATAGACTTACAGGTTCCCGTTAGAACAGGTGCGTTAAAAAACTCGGTTAAAGTCTATGCCCAGAACAACGAAGTCTATATTCAGTATGATGACTACGGAGTTTTTACCAACTACGGAACTGGTCCTTACTATAACGGAAGATATGGCCAAGCCCAAATACCAGGAACGTTTAGGGGTTACCAAAAAGGTGTCGGTGGTATACAAGCCCAGAACTGGACGTCAATAAGTTTAGACGAGGATATAAGAATAACAGATATAATAGAAACGGAAGCTGTTAACCAAACAGTAGAAGTTATAACCCAAGGACTAATAGATTTATGATAAACAAACAATTTAAGATAGGCAAGAAGACCTACAAATTTAAGGAGTTAACCATTCAGGATTACTATGACATTAAGTTGTTAGCAGTAACAGACGATATTGATTCGGGATTCGAAGTGATCTCGAAGATCACAAATTGTCCGGTTGCTTTATTAAAAGGTCTATCTAGAGAAGACTGGTTGGAGATCTGGATTGAATCACAGAATTTTATTAAAGCCTCTATGCAGGAGGTTAAGGGAAAGGCTAACCCGGTTATTAGGGTTAACGATAGGTTATACGGGTTAATTAACCTAGATAAAATGACTATCGGAGAGTTCAGCGATCTAGATATAATAGCTTCTTCTGAAAACATGGAGAATAGATTACACGAAGCTATGGCAGTATTATACAGACCGTTGGAAAAAGTAATGGGTGTACCTTACAAGTTAGCAGAGTATGACCCAGATGACTTTGCCCAAAGAGCCAAAGAATTTAGAAACTTCCCCCTATCACAAGCAAGAATATCTCTAGGTTTTTTTTTGACTTCCGTAAGTTCATCTTTAAAAGCTACAGCGGACTCTTTAATAAATCAAATGAAGGAAGCCCAGTGGGATCCGGAGAAGATAAACGAGCTACAAAGGATCCTCAACGCGTTGCCCGGAACTGGTACGCCACTATCAACACACTTGCAGGGCAAAACCCACTTAAATTCGAAGAAGCCTCAGAGCTCAATATTCGAGCGGCTTTTAACTGGTTGGCTTGGAAAACAGACCAAGTCAAAAAGCAGGAGTACGAACTCCAAAAACAAAAACATAGAAATCTAAGATAATGTCAATAACAACAGTAAACTTCCAACCTAAAGTTTGGAGCTCAGGATACAATCCGATTATGTGGTCTGTTACTTCTAACCAGAACACACAGGTCGATATGAAGTACGTGTTCGACATCTTTATGAATAGCGCAGCTACATACACCTATAGGATTAAGCAAAGACCTAACCCAGCTGGTGCGGGTATGCTAGACGTTAGCACTTTAACCCAGGCTTATCTAGATATGGGTTTATACAACCCAGAGTTGGCAACCACACCTTATGTAAGCTACACGGAGTTTCCTGCATTTGTATCGGTTAGAGTTGGAGAGGAGTATCTGATTAACGGTACGCTAAACATCTTTAACGGATCAGGAGCAACGGGATCTCCGGCTTATCAGCTACTACCTTACGGGGTTACTGGATCTAACGTTAGAGTGCTACCGGCTGCATTAGACTTTAATCAGCAGATGGGTATCATGACTGCTACCACAACCACTTACCCATTCTGGGACACGTATTTCATGGATGGCAACGGTAAGTTCTTGTCTCTCGAACCAGGTGAAAGATCTGTTAGGTTAACCGATCGCCACACATTGGCTTTCCTAAACAGATGGGACGCAGCACCAGGTTCTTATGCTGCTTCTGTGCAGGCTATAAGAGTGATTAGATACAGCGCGGCGGGAAGTGTCATAGGCACAGACGATTTCTATAACAACACTGGTCAAGGTGGAGGTCCACAGACCAATAACACTTATCTGTCCACCACAGAAACTAGAAGCACAGATATACTTCACTTCAGATGTGGTCCTTGGGATCTTGGACCTATCTCTTTCGCTAACACGGATTACTATACCGTTACAGCATACTATAAGGCTTCAGCTACATCTTCTCCCACACTAACCACAGTGGCTTCAGAAACGATTAGATTTAACATCGATAGAGAATGCGAAGACCTTTACCAGAATGTAAGAATCAGTTGGCTTAACTCTTTAGGCGGACGTGACTACTACAATTTTAAAATGTTCTACGAGAAGACCACTAATTCTAAACAAGAAACCTACAACCAGAACGAACTAAACTATAGTGCAGTTTCCCCAGTAACTGTGGGAACTGGTAGCAGCGTGTACAACAGAGGTGGCGATAAGGTGTTTAATAAAGTGGTCGAGACCACATTCGAAATCCAAACGGATTACCTGCCACAGAGTTACGTGGATTTCCTAGCAGGCATTCCTGAATCCCCTTCGACATGGGCTTACATAGGAGATGCTAACAATACCCCGTACACTATAGTTATAGAAAACGTAGAATACACATACAAGAACGTTAAACAAACTAAATTGGTTCAGGCCACATTTACTTGTAAATACACTAAGTCACAGATTAAACAAAACATGTAATGGCAGAATTTTTAGACGTACAATTATTCGTAAAAGAGAATTTAGATTTTGTTAGCTCTGGTAACTTCGGTATCGGATTAGATTGTCTTAACTCTTCTCCTATCAAGGTAACTAAATCTATTCAGTCGATAGAGAACCCACAGGCCACAACCTCGGATTTCTCCCAGACCTTTAGAGCACCTAACACTCCAACCAACTCTAAGTTTTTTAAAGCTGCATTCAATGTGAACAGCGTGACATTTAACGCCACCAAAAAGATGGAGGCTTACATAAATGTAAACGGTGCATTCTTCATTAGCGGTAATGTTAGGTTAAACCAGATCTTCTATAGCCCGGACGAGGAGAAGATAGAGTACGAGTTGATCTTCATGGGTCAGACTTCTAATTTCTCGTCTATCGTTTCCCCTAAGGATCTTTCGTCCTTAGACATGACAGAGCTTAGCCACACCCAGAACTATAGCAACATTCAGTTGTCCTGGACTGGTAACTTTTTAAGTGGCAACGTTGTTTACCCTTTAGCAGAGTACGGGTACACCTACAACGATACGACCAAGGTGCCTACCATACCCACGTTAGCCGTGTACAATGGTAGTACCGGGGTTAAAGGGTTTACTAACTCTATTAACCCTCTTAACCAAAACCAATTTAAACCCTTTGTTAAGGCTAAGTACATTTGGGATAAGATATTCGAAGATGCTGGGTACACCTACACATCTAGTTTTCTTAGCAACTCCCAGATCTTTAACAAGATTTACATGATCTCGTCTAACACTTCCTCTTCTAATGCGGAGATGGCGGTGACACCAAATCTTATAACCCAGATGCCTGCTTACAGTAACTACATGTTTACTGGATCAACGGACATTAAACTTAGTATCCCTAACGAGGTAACAGACACAGCTAACAACTGGAACACAGCCTCTTCGATTTATAATGCTATCACACCAGGAGCAACGGGTGGCTACACCTACAACTTCTTCCTTCTTGGAATGAACCTAGCATTCTCTGCTCCGGCTAAACCTACTGGACCTCCTAGTTCTCTAGTGAGAACGTTCGAGTTGAAAGCTAAGATAACTTATGCTAACGGAGCCACAGCTTTATTTAGCAAAACAGCTTATTTGGATGTGGGCACATCAGGATCAATAGCCAACCAGGTTAAGTCGGTATTCTCAGAAAACCCTTATGTGATTAGTCCAGCCAGTGGCACCTTCGAATGGAACCTAACACTGTTCCAAGGATCTAAGGTGGAGTTTTTCTGTAATCTAGGTACAGAGGTTCTTCCGGGAGCTTACTTTATTTCGGGCGAACTTCTTGCAGACGGTCCAGCTATTGTGGATCCTGCCGGGTTAATGCCTAAGGAAATCAAGCAAATAGAATTTATTAAAGGGGTTAACGACAGATTTAAGCTCATGTGGGAGATAGATCCACAGAACCCTAGCAACTTTATTATCGAACCTTGGGTGGATTGGATTAAGAAAGGCACACAGAAAGATTGGACAGATAAACTCAATCGTGATTTCGATGTGACATTAACCCCGTTATTCCAAACCCAACCAAGGGAAATTATATTTAAGGATTCGGAAGAAGGGGATCTTTACAATTTCAGTTACCAACAGGCTAACAAAGAAACGTTCGGTCAGCTTAATCAGGATTCCAACATCGAGATCATTACAGGAAACAGGGAGATAAAATCTATGTTTGCCCCTGTTCCACTTGGCCCGATAGGTAACTCCAACAAGTTTCTTATCCCGCATTTTGCTAAGGACACGGAAACGGAAAGACAACCTATTCAGATTAAGCCTAGGTTAATGTTCTACAACGGGGTGGTTACAGCACCAACAACTTGGTACATGAAAAACGATGCTGGATCTTCGATAGCACAAACAACCTATCCACTGGTATCGCAATTCTCTGCCTACCCGTTTACAAGTGCGGTACTAGATTTAAACTGGACCAACTCTAACCAGTTCTGGGACGTAGCAAACTATTTACCAGCCGGTAGCGGACGTACACCGATCACGGCTTTCACTACCTATTGGCAGAACTGGTTTAACTTCACATACAGTCCGTATGGACGTATTATGCAGGCTACGTTTGCTTTAGATATAGACGATCTTAGATCTCTACAGTTTAACGACAAGATCTTCATTAAAGATAGTTGGTGGTTGCCGATCGAAGTTAAAGATTACATACTAGGTCAGGCTAAACAAAACGTAAAGGTTAAGTTGGTTAAGCTAGGAGATGACGTTGGGGTTAGGGTTAACGATGTGTCTGGATTAGGTCTTTTTGCTTTTGATGGTATCAAATACGGAAGCAACGGATGTAATGCTTGTTGTCAAGACGCTCTATACGAGGAATACACGGTCTACGGAGCAAATGCCACTTTCGATTTAAACTCCATCTTATACGCCAACTCGGAAGGAACTATTCCACTTCTTGCTGGTTCATATTCGGATGGATCAATGGCACTAAATATAAACAGTAGGGGAACAGTCGAATCAGTTACACTTTGCTCTTTATGTGATTGTGATCCTGTAGGGCTAACAACTCTATTAGTTTGTTCGGGAGCATCGATTTGCGCAGTGTGCTGTTGCGGATCTTACGGACAAACAATCTACGGCAACGGGGCAACACTAGGAGCTTCCACTTCTATCTACGGAGACTCGGTCGGAACGACAACATTAATTCCATTCCGTTGGTACGGTAACGCAAGTGGAATAGCCCAAGTGGGAGCAGACGGTACAACTATCATAGCATTTGCTAGCTGTTCAAGTTGTGTGTGTGGAGAAGTACCACCTCCTGCATAAAAAGAAAAATCATATTTAAAATAAAACAACTAAACTAATGTCAGATACAGTAGAAAAGAATCTCAAGATAAACATTGATGCCGATATTGAGCCTACCCTGAAGAACCTGCGGGAACTTAAGTTACAGCTAAAAAGTGCAGCAGCAGGTTCGGAAGAATTTAGAAAGATTCAGGAAAAAATAGATGATGTACAGGATTCCTTAAATTCAGCAAAGACATCTGCTGGTAGTTTCGTAGATATCCTAGGTACTGTACCTGGACCTCTTGGAGCTATAGGATCTCAGGCATCTAACACCATCGATATCCTAAAAGGATTCGGTAAATTGAAAGTCGGAGACATTAAAGCTTCGTTCGTTGGTTTAGCCGGAGACATTAAAGATGCAGGAGCAGGGATACTTCAGTTAACCGGTATAACTAAGGTTTATACAGTAACCCAAGAATTTCTTGCAGCAGCATTTCTTAAAACTGGTGTTGCTGAAGGCGTAGCAGCAACAGGAGCTAAAGCATTTGCAGCAGCTTTAACAGCAACCGGTATCGGAGCTTTAATAGTTGGTTTAGGATTAGCTATTTCTGCTTTGATGGATTATATGGATACTACCGAAGAAACAACTGCAGCACAAAATGCTTTTAATGCTTCGATAGAAAACACAACTAAAGTTACTGAAAACTATGTTTCTGAATTAGAAGCAAATTCTAAATTAAGACAAGCCATAATCAAAAGGGATTATGCAACTTCTGAAGATATTGCAGGCAAAGAAGCTAAGTTATTTGATGAACAACAAAAATTAAGAACATCTAAAATAGCAGCTTTTAAAAAAGAATATGAATTATTAGATGCTGATAGAATAAAGCAAGCAGAAAAAGCTAACAAAGCTCTTAAGGATAAAGACTTTGAAGCTTATGATGCTGCTGCTGAAAATATTAAAAAAATAGAAGATCTACAGGAAAAAGCTCTTTCAAAAGCAGAAGTTACAAGAATTGAACAAAATGAAGCTGTTTATAACTTTCAAGCTGAATCAGCAAAAAGAGAAGCTGAACTAGCAAAAAAAACTGCTGAAGCTGCAGAAAAAGCTAGAGAAGAAAGATACAAAAAAGAAGTTGAAGCTAACAGACAAAAATATCAGAAATTAATTGATGACGATACTATAGCTGGTAGAGAAACTACAGCGAACGAAGTAAAGTTAAAAGAAGGACTTCTTGAAATTAATAAAAAGTACGGTAAAGATACTTTTGATATTGCTGAGGATATTAGGTTAAAAAATGCTGAGGTGGATAAAAAGGCTAAGGAGGATAAGTTAGCCTTTGAGAAAGAGGTTAGCGAGGCTTTAGTAAACACCGATATCGAAAGAAGAGATCAGGCTATTGCTAATGAGAAAGAGAAGTTTAAGAAGTTACTAGAAAACCAGTTATTAAGTAACGATCAACGGGTTGCTTTAGAAATTGCTTTACAGGAAAATATCGATAAGATTAATAAAGAATACAACGATAAACTAGAAACCGATAACGAAGCTAAACTTAAAAAAGAAGAAGATTACCAAAGGAAATTAGCCCAGATTAAAGAAGAGGCTTTGCGTGTAGAGTACGAAAAACTTGAAATGCAAAGAAAAGAACTTAGTGGTTTAGATAAGTTATTTGACGATGATGGTATAGCTGCTAAGATAGAATACTATAAAAAATTAGCTGCACTTAGAGACGAAGAATTCCAAAGAGAGCGCCAAGCAATAGTAGGTCTTGCAACGACCACTAAAGAAGAGGAAGCTGATAAAGCACTTAAACTTCAGGAGATCGATAAGAAGATAGCTGAGAACAAAAAAACTATCGGAGACGAAATAGCTAAATTAGAAGAAGATAGAAATCTACTTTCGCTAGAAAAAATCCAAGGTTATCTTCAGGTAGCCCAAGAGTTAACTAATGCCTTTGGAGCTTTTGTGGATATGCAAAATGCAGATAGGGAACAGAAGACTAGAGAATCTTTCGATAAGCAAGAGGAAGAAGCTTTATTAGCTTACAAAGCATCTATCGAAAACGAAGCATTATCGATAGAAGAAAAGGCTAAAATAAAAGCGGAATACGAAAAGTCTTCTGCTCAGTTAGATTATAAAAGGGCTTTACAAGAATACGAAGACGGTAAACTAGGATTCGAAAACGCTAAGAAGGTTCAGTACGCCCAAGCTTCAATTGGAATTATTCAAGCGGGTATTCAGGCGTTTACTTCTTTGGCAGGTATTCCAGTTGTTGGTCCAGTACTTGGTGGTATCGCAGCAGCAGCAGTTGCAGCAGCAGGTATTATCCAATTAGCAACCATTAATAAATCTAAGTATGACGGTAAAAAACCTTTACCTCCAGTAGATGATGCAGGAATACCATCCGGTGGTGGTGCAGCTGGATCTAAGTTTGCAAAAGGTGGTTTGCTTATGGGGCGTAAACATGCAGAAGGTGGTATTGCCACACCATTCGGAGAATTGGAAGGCGGAGAATATGTGGTTAACCGTTCAGCCACTGAAGCTTTTATGCCTCTACTAGATAAAATTAACAGTATGGGCAACGGATCGGGAGCACCTAATAATTTAAGTGTTGCTGCAGAACAATCTATAACCCAACCTACTCCAATCATTAAAACGTATGTGGTTGCTTCAGATATGAGTAGCGAGCAAGAAGCTAACAAGCGTATCTCTGATTTGGCAAGATTGTAATAAAATATATTTAACAACATGGAAAGAAAAGTAATTGACTTAGAAATTATAGATGACCTAGACGGATCGGGTGTAGATGCAATAGCACTAGTGGATTCGCCAGCTATCGAAAAGAACTTTATGTACTTTAGAGCTGAAGAATTTGTTGAACCAAATGCTGGGGAATCAGAATCTGATTACATGGGCAGATGCGTACCTTACATGATTGGTGAGGGTAAGGAACAGGATCAAGCAGTTGCTATCTGTATTTCCACTTACGAAAATATGGGTAAGGTTAAGATGGAAATCGACACATCTGGACTTGCACCTTACACAGACCAAACTGGTCCGTTAAAAAGAAAAGCAGTTGAAGGCGAAGAGTTTGCTTCTGTAGATGAACTATCTGTTGGCGATGCAGTTAGCTGGAAAACAGCAGACAAGAATCCTAGAGGTAGAATCACAGAAATTGTAATAGGATCTAAAAAAGTACCCGGTGCAGATTTCGAAATAAACGGTACCGAAGAAGATCCTGGATATCTTATCGAGATCTACGAAGAGGTAGACGGTAAATGGGAAGCTTCAGGAAAATACGTTGGCCGTAAAGCAGACAGCATTCTAAAGAATGTAGAGCTATCTAAAAAGATTGCTTTAAGCAAGTATATGTTTGCCGACGAGGATAAAAGAGAGATAGTTGCTATCGCTATGGTGCCCGAGATGGAAATCCCTAGAAAGGACAAGGAAGGTAACATTTACTTTGTTAGATTCTCTAAAGGAGTAATTGCTAAGATCGCGGAGAAATACATGAGAGAGAAAAGATTATCAGATACAAACATACAGCATGTTGACTCTGACGATGCTGGAGCTTATGTGTTTGAATCCTGGATCGTAGAAACCTTGGACGATAAGGCTAATTCGGTTTACGGGTTAGGTGCACCTATCGGAGCGTGGTGTGTTAAAATGAGGGTTACTAACCCCGAGACTTGGGCTAAGGTTAAGTCAGGTGAACTAAAAGGGTTAAGTATCCAAGGTGACTTCTTAGATAAAGCCGAGTACGAAGCCTACATGAAGGAAAAGAAAATGTATACTGACTTAGTTAAACTTGTCAGTACTCTTTAATCCTTTTATAAACGGTGCTATCACGAAGAACACTACGTATAGCACCGTTACTAATATCCATTTGTCTG